CCCCCCCGTTTACATTGCCCCACGAAATCGGGTGGTGGACATGGGGACACGAAAGGAATCGCAAATGGACGCACACGCAAACGAGTACCTCGCCGCCGTCGCCGGCCTGCACGAGCAGACGCCGAGCCAGTCCCACAAGAAGCCCGAGCCCGCCGTTGGCGATTTCGTCAGCGGCACTACCTGCGGTCGCCGCTGGAGTGGCCGAGTCGAGTGGGTCAACGATCGCGGAGAAATCTGCGTCAACACCGATGGCAGCTGGGTCTACGTGCCCGTTGCGGACATCACGCACTGAGACAAGGGAACGCAAGGCGGTGGAACCGCTGAGCGGAAGGAGAGCGGTGGAACCGCAGCAGCAAGGACGCAACAACCACCCGCCGAGCAGGACGCGGAGCGGGCTTTTTCAACAACGCAGAAAGGGACGCGATGACCACGACGATTGCAAACACGAACGACCGCAAGAGCATCTTGCTGAGCATGGCCACGAAGTTTGGCATGGAGCCAGCGGCCTTTGAGGCCACGGTTCGTGCCACCTGTGGCTGCGACAAGGCCACAAAGGAGCAGTTTGCTGCCTTCCTGCTGGTGGCCAACGAGTACGGGCTGAACCCGGTGACGAAGGAAATCTACGCCTTCCCAACACGGGCTGGCGGCATCCAGCCCATCGTTGGCATCGACGGGTGGATGACGATGGCCAACAACCACGCGGCCTACGACGGCATCACGTTCGTGGACAGGCTGGGGGATGACGGGCAGCTGGTGGCGATCACGGCCCAGGTGCACCGGAAGGACCGCAGCCATCCGGTGGAAGTCACCGAGTACCTAGCTGAGTGCCGCCAGGGCACCGAGCCATGGAAGAAGTGGCCTGCCCGCATGCTTCGCCACAAGGCAGCCATTCAGGCCATCCGCTACGCCTTCGGGTTCAGCGGCATCGTTGATCCAGACGAGGCCGACCGGATGCGTCAGCCGCAGGTGAGCGTCACGGTGAACCACCACGCTGAGCCGCTGCAGCACCGAAGGTTTTCCGGCAAGCAGGACGTGCCGACGTTGACCGTTGAGCCAGAAGACCGTGGCACCGACTTCCCGCGCGAGGCCGCCGAGCACGAGGTGCACGCATGACGCTTGACGAGGCCATCACCGCAATCCAGACGGCTGCCAACAAGCACGACGCCATGAGGATCGCCAACGCTGTCTCTATGGAATCAATGGCCCTGGCTAGGCCATACGCAGACGAGTTGGCTGTGCGTCAGGCGTGGCGCGAGCGATGGGGCAAGGAACCCCAAACGCTTGGCGACGCAGGGCCACGGCCTGGGACGAACTGGACAGGAGACTAACGCCACGCCATTGGCGAAGCAGGCTGAGTATCTACGGCCGCATTGGCCGCCCATCCGGTGGTGGCGAGTAACGCCGGACGCAGCCCAGCGAAACGGGCCAATACACAAAAGGATTTGTGATGAGCGACTACTACACAGAAGCACCGCTGCCGCTGTTCGCCACGCGAGCACCGAGCGTGAACGGCTCGGCAACCTCGGCCGCAGCTGCCGACTCGCTGGGGCCGGCAACTCTGAACGCGATGCAGCGGCGCGTCTACGAGTTTCTGTGCCGCACGCCCAGCACGGACGAGGAGATTGCGGGCGAGCTCAGTATGAACCCGAGCACGGTGCGGCCACGTCGTGGTGAGTTGGCACGGCGCGGCCTGATCGTGGAGGCCGGCACCAGGCGGACGAGCAGCGGGCGGATGGCAACAATCTGGCGAAGAGCCACTTGACGAGTGTGCCACGGTAGGCACGGGTTCAGAACATCACGCACGGAGGCACACGTATGCCGCAGGTTTTTCAAGACATCATTGTTGACGCCGAGTTTGCGGCACTCATTCCGCCGCTGTCCGCCGAAGAGCGCCAGCAGCTGGAGGAGAACATTGCTGAGCACGGCGGTGCTCGAGATCCGCTTGTAGTGTGGGCCAGCAAGGGGACGCTCACGCTACTGGACGGCCACAACCGTTACGAGATCTGCACCCGGCTGGGGCTGCCGTTTGACATTGCTGAAATGCGGTTTAGCGGGCGAGACGAAGCCGCAGATTGGATGGACCGAAACCAACTGGGCCGCAGGAACCTGCACCCGGATGCGTTTACGCTGCTGCTGGGGCGGCGCTACAACAGGGCGAAGAGAAAGCCAGACCAGGCAGGTGCCATGAAGGGGAAAGGTGTGGAAAAAAGTTCCACAGCTTCTTCTTTAGCAAAGGAGCACGGCGTCACCGAAAAAACGGTTCGCAACGCAGGCAAGGTTGCCGAGGCCGTAGACAAGCTTAAGGCAGTCGACCCTGAGATTGAGCGACGGGTTGCATCAGGAACGGCCCCCGCAAGGGCTGCCGTCGTGAAGGCCGCCGCCCTGCTTGAGAAAGCGCCAGAGCGGGCAAGGGAAATTATCGAAGGCCAAAAGAAGATGGCCGACGTGATCCGTGAAGAAAAGCGTGCGGAGGTTGTCGCGAAGCTGGAGAACGTCGAGGCCCGCAAGGCAAAGGAACTGGCCGGCGAGTACGACGTGATCGTGATCGACCCGCCGTGGCCGATGGAAAAGATTGAGCGCGACGTACGTCCGAACCAATCGGAGTTTGACTATCCGACGATGGGCGAGGACGAGCTTGCCGCCATGGAGATGCCAGCCGCCGATTCGTGCCACCTGTGGCTTTGGACAACGCACAGATTCCTTCCGATGGCGCTTCGGCTACTGGATGCGTGGGGCTTCAAGTACGTCTGCGCTTTTGTCTGGCACAAGCCGGGCGGGTTCCAGCCAATCGGACTTCCTCAATACAACTGCGAGTTTGCCATCTACGCCAGGCGAGGGTCGCCGCATTTCATCGACACGAAGGCGTTCCCGGTTTGCTTTGATGCGCCGAGAGGGAAACACAGCGAGAAGCCGGAGGCGTTCTACGACGTTGTCCGTCGCGTTACTGCTGGCCGTCGCATCGACATCTTCAATCGCAGAAGCATTGAAGGATTTGACACTTGGGGCAAGGAGGCCGCCGAATGAGCTGGCATAACGACAAGCATTGGGCTGACAAGTTAATGCCCGACATAAAGGCCGTGTTGGGCCAGCACTTGCTTGGAGATGCTTCGCGAGAAGACGACGAAAAGCATGCAACTGATCTCGTTACGTTGCACATGAAAGACCTTCGAATAGCTGTTCGTATGCGACGGCGGAAGTACTCCGAAAACGAGCACTACGTGGGCCAGTTCACAATCAGAACTGAACGAAGCAGCGGAATGAAAACAGAGTTGGCGAAAGTTATTGAAGGCTGGGGCGATTACTACTTCTATGGTTTTGAGGGCCAGGAAGACGGCCGGCTTGGAATATGGCACCTCATAGATCTGAAGCAGTTTCGCCTTGGATATATGCGACTACTTGTTGAGTGCGAACGCGGCAATTGCCCTGGCGAAACAATAAAGAACGCAGACGGCAAGTCGACTGGCTGTGCGTTTTCTTACGAGTGGTTTTCCACAGATCTGGTTATTGCTAGCGGCATCGGCGTTGATGGTGTTCCGCTTGTTGCGCAAGAAGCATTCTGAGGTAAGCCATGGCCGGTGAATGGATTCCAATTGACTGCAACCTCGCCACGAAGCCAGAAGTGCTCGAGCTTGTGGACGAGACTGGCGAGCCGCAGGACGCGGTGATTGGCCGCGTCGTGCAGCTGTGGCTGTGGGCCGCAATGAACTCTGAGGATGGCACGGCCCGCATGACAGTGCGGCGTCTTGCCCGGCTGATTGGTGGCAGTGACGCGTTCTGGGCGGGCGTCCAGCGTGTTGGCTGGCTTGAGGTGGACGAAGTTTCGGGGACTGTGGCGATCCCAGGATGGGAGCGTCGGTTCTCTTCTTCGGCCAAGGCTCGGGTGCAGGCTGCCGTCCGTCATGCCAAGGATAGGGAGGTGCGGCGCTCGTGCGCCCAGGGTGAGGGCGCTGATGCGTCGGACCATGGGCGCTCGTGCGCCCCAGAATTAAGAGGAGAAGAGAAGAGAAATTCATCATCCTCCACGCGAGCGACTTGGGGAGAAATCCAGAAAGCATGGGAAGCCAGCGGGCTGAAGCCCTGGAAACTGGAACGCCCGCCAAAGCAGAACGCCCACCTGGCGGACGATCCCGATTGGTGCCGCGATGCCCTGGCCGCCATTGAGAGGCTGCCTAAGTGCCGGTTCTTCAAGACGCCGGCCACGATGCTGCAGCTGTTCTCGCCCGGCTTCGTGGACAAGGTGCTGGCGGGCTCGTTTGACGATGCGCCCGGCAAGCAGTCTGGCCGTGACTTCGCAGACGCACCTGCACCGCCACGAGCATTCACAGGCGACGTAGCCGAAGCGTTTGACCGTACCCGTAGAAAACTTGCAGCCGCCAAGGAGGGCTCATGACCCCAGAAAACACCACCACCATCGAGCGTCTGCCGCTCACGCCTAGCCAGCAGCGGGCGTACGAATTTATTGCGTCCACCGCCGGCCTATGGGGGCCAAGCGTGCGAGAGATCGCGGCCGGGCTGGCCTACAAGTCGCCGCACGCGGTGACGGGCATGCTCGAGCAGCTGGAGCGTAAGGGCTGGATCACACGCGAGCCGGGCAAGTCTCGTGGAATCAGGGTGCGAACATGACCACAGAAAGACTCATCAAGCGTCTGCTGCGTCTGCAGGGTGGTTGCATCCACGCGAGTGAAGACGCTGACAACTGGAGCATGCACGACTCGCTCGTGGCCAACGCTCGCACCATCGGCATTGCCATTGCGTCCATCAAGACGCTGAAGGCTGAGAACGACGAACTGCGGGGCAGACTCGTGCGGCAGGCGTGCTACTTCGAATACATCGAAGCACGCGAGCAGCCCAAGACGTGGCCGCTGCTTGAGGACACGGGAGAAGAACTATGACGCTCTCGGATTTTGTGTGGCTGGCAATCGGCGAAACACTTCTCGCGGGCACGTTCGCTCTCGGGATTCTGGTGGGTGTAGCTCTCAATCGAAAGGGGCCAAGGAATGGCGACAGCAACGAAGGAACGGAAGACGAGTGGAATCACGCTGGCAACGTCAACGCTACGGGCGGCTCTTGCCGACGTGCTCAGGGCTGTGCCGACAAGGCACGCGAAGCCCATCCTGGCCAACGTCCGACTAGGTGACGGGCTGCTGACTGGCACGGATCTCGAGGTGCGTATCGACCGCGAGATTGACTACCACGGCGACGCCATGCTGCTGCCGGCTCATCGGCTTAGCGCCATTCTGCGGGCCGCGACCGGCGACGAGGTGGTGCTGGTGCCGAGGGGAAGCAGCGTAACGGTGAAGTGTGGCGCTGGCTCTTGGACGCTGCCAACAGAGGACGCAGCAGAGTTCCCAACGTGGGACGCTGGCGATCTGAAGGCAATCTGCCGCCTGCCGGCGGATCAGTTCTGCCGGGCCGCCAAGGCCACGACGTACGCCACGGACACCGAGAGCAGCCGATACGCACTGGGTGGCGTGATGCTTGACGTGGAATCCACTGCGGACGGTTCACGACAGCACTGGGTTGGCACTGACGGCCGCCGGCTCGCGTGCGTGGAGACTGAGAGCGAAGATGCGCTGACCGCTTCGCAGACGTTGATTCCAGGCCGCTTGGTGTCGCTCGTGGCCAGCCTTTCTGCCGGTGACGGCTCGGTGCAAGTCGAGGCGGACACTAAGCAGGCCCGATTTACGTTTGAAGACGTGAAAAAGCAGATTTGCTGGACAGTGACAGGCCGACTCGTCGAAGGCAAGTTCCCACGATGGCGTGACGTTGTTGGCAAGGCGGAAGGCGAGCCTACGGTCATCGACGTGGTGGAGCTGCTCCAGGCGGTGCAATCTGCGGCGATCGTCACCAGTGAGCAGAGCAAGGGAATCAGCCTGACGTGGACGGCCAGCACGCTGGTGCTCGTGGGCCGCTCGAGCGAGTACGGCGAAAGCCGGGTCATCTGCCCGACGATCGCGGCGGGCTCGACGGCGAGCACCAAGCTGGACCCGAAGTTTCTGGCCCAGTTCTTGGCCAACCTACCCAGCGACGAGGAGCCGCACGTTGACGTGTACGTGAAGGACGCTCAGAGCCGCGTGCTTCTTCGCTGCGGCCCGTACACGGGCGTGATCATGCCGCTGGCGGAGGACGCATGAAAGCCAGCGAAGCATCACGCAACCACTCGCGGGCTGATCTCGTGCTGCTGCACCAGCTGTGGGCAGAAGGCGTCCCATCGTCAGAGATTGCCAAGAGGTTTGGCGTGGCCTATTCCACCGTCACAAAGTGGGCACAGCGGTACAAGTTACCGAGAAGGACGCTGCACCCGGCTGACGAGCCTGAGGCACCGACGCCCGAGGACGATGCCGCATCGCTAGAC